GTAGCTGCAGTCCAGAGCTTTTGATTCAAACCCTCGAACCCTCCAAGATGTTGATCCCATGCGAGACTAGTCACAGGAGGGTAAGGTTGTTCAATGCCCTCAGGTCTTAATCCGGGGACTCTGACGACGATTTGGCTTTGACGGAAGAACCAATGAGTGACTGTGAAAGTTCCAGGCATCCCAAACATCATATTAAGATCATGACCCAGCATATGAATCACAAGTTCTCTCCATCGTAGATTCCACCTGGATAAGTCGATCTCCAGAAACAAAGTGTGGTTCCCTGACTGCTTAGCCGGGTCAGTGAATGCAAGGAAACGTTCTTGATTCTGAGTCTTTGTCTTGGTCATGGTTTGTTGAGGAAGGTAACGAAAGAGTCCATCAGCAATATTGGCCTCAATAGCTGTAAAGAAACACCTCATCTCCAAGACCAACATTGCAAACATTCTTGGTTCAATCTTAAATTCACGTTCTTTGGGATATAGACTGACGACAAACCAGTCGAATGGTACTTCACGTCTACTTACCTTCTCGATGATGCCTTTTATATCAATTCCTTCACGATTCATTAGCTCGAGCAACAATCTCCGTTGTGATGATGGTTTACGGTCATGATCCCACGAAAGTGCAATATCAGACCTGTAAAATGAGATTGACTTATCATCCATGAGTTCAAGGAAATTAGGAAAGAAGTCGAAGTCAAGAATCTTTGTCCATTCGGTCGTTGTCCAATCCTCAAAGGGGTATGAATTGTAGTCTAAATTTCGCTCTTGTCTATCATTTAGTCTGCGAAGTATAGTTCCTGCTTTTGTGTGAGTCAATTTCGGCCAACGTCCGTGTTTTTTAACATAGGCGACTAGAACGGTATGACAAAATGTGTTTCTCAAAGCCTGAGCGTCTACAATGCTTGTTAGATCCGGTGATCTAGCTTCTGCTGCAGCCGACAGCCCTCCAAGACGAGGATCGATAATAGGATGTCCACAAGACTTAAGGCATCCAAACATTTCAACTATATTGCGAACACCTTCCGTACGCTCAACTAACATTTGAAGTGTCTTCATTCTCTTATGTCCTCGGATGCCTGTCACACGACGAATTGTCTCTTCCTTCTCATCCATCTTTGCAATCATTCGGGTATATGCGGTGTCGTCCCCGAAGATATTGTCCACTACGTGTGACAGTCGGGTCTTATACATAGGCTCAACTGCTTTGAGAATATTGTACGC